TTGCCAGTCTTTGCATCATTTCTACCACAAGGCTCAAAGCCACCACCCTTTTTGGGTCTGGAGATATCCACCCATTTTTCACCAAACCATTCTGTCAGTGATTTTAATAGATTATCAAGTTCTTTTTCATTAAAGCTTTGATTTGACATAGTATCTACCAGTTTACCATCAATCACTTGTAATAGCTGTATAGATCTTCTTGACTCCATCTCTGAACTGGAATCGAAATAGCATTGAACTCAGCATAAGCCTGTTCTGTAGAGTAGACAATTCTGGCGTATGCTTTTCGAGCACCTTCGTCATAGACTGGGCAATTAGGGTTGGGATCTAAGTATAGAGCTTTGTATTGATACATGTCTTCTTCCCAATGAATTGCGTTAACAACTTTTAACTTTTGATAGCAATAGGGGCATTCTTTCTCTGGGTAGGGGAAATCGGGTAGGACACGACCCATAAGTAATCCGGGGATACTTTTGTTCTTATTTAGACCTGGTATATTATTCATCTTTTTTTGATTTCAATAAGATATCAATAATATCATCAATACTTTTTCTTGCCATTTCAAGTCCATCCATCAAACAGCCAAGTTCATCAATTGACATCACATAATCGTCATCAGGGCTTGATATGTAAAAGACTGGAGCGTAAGTGTCCTCAAATGGGATTGACTTTACATGGATTTCTAGAGTTTCGTAATCATCGACATGCTCATTATCTGAAAATGGGACTATCCTCGTCATAATCGACTCCTTGCTCTGTTACGGTAATTATATCATAATTGGCAATTAGCAATTGTTGTGCCAATACTGTTAACATTCTTGTTTCTTTTGTCACTCTTGTTCCAAAAAATATAACAATTATGTAATCACTTGGTTTTATTTTATTAAAAAGTAAAAATTTCTTATCTTTCAATATTTTAGATCTGTGATTTCCAGAATAAGTTATATATACTTTTAAAAATCTAGATGTTGTGGCTGGTGAGACATATATGTCAACAAGAGATTCTGAAAGTTGCTGGCAAAAATCTTTTATATGCTTATGCGGATAGCCAGTATCAGACAATGCTAATATCTTTCTATCTTTTAAGTAAGGTTTAAGATTCACTTCTTTTTCTTGTATAAAGGGCAATAACTATATTAAATATAAAAATTACAATTGATGGACCAAAATAACCTGGATCAAAATTCCATCCAACTTTTACTGCTATATTTAACAAAATCGTATTAAACGCAATCCATAGTGTGTATACTAGAAAACTCATATTGATACTTTATCAGAGTCTGCAAAGAATTTGTGAGTAATTAGAATTTTTATTGAAATTCCAAGAAAATTGCTTTTGCAGATGCTATGCTTCGCATGCTGGCATGCGCTAGTATACTAAGTATACCTAGTATACCTATAGTATTTAATGTACTAATAGAGTACTAATAGTAATATAGTTATATGAAAATGATCGCAATAGTAGAATCTGAAGACTGTGGACCTTTTGTGGTTCTTGATGAAGACATCATAAGCGTTGTCAAATGCTCTGATTTCTATATTGCCGCAACTTTTTGCGCTTTTACTGGAAGAGCAATTACTTGTGAAATAGATGAGAAATGTGCTGAAGAGTTAATCGATAATGGTGTAAAATGTCTTGACTTTAATGATGAGTTACCAATCACTAAAGAAAAAATAGACAAAGAGAAAACAGATTAATTAAATATGAAAAGAATCAGCTGGTTCAGCGTACAGAATACTGACATAAGCGGTGCTTTATGGTCTAGTCAAGGATATACAAATGCTGCAGTAAGTACAATTACAAGCATACAAGAAAAGGGTGTAGCTGTTTCATTTAATGATCCAGAAATACCATTTCATATCAACTTCTGTCAGCCTTATTATTATCAGCTAAATAACACATATAATGTAGGGTATACTCCTTGGGAGTCAACCAAAATACCAGAAGGCTGGCATTACAATATGAATGTTTGTGATGAAATCTGGACAACTTCAAATTTTGTTAAAGATGTTTATCTTAAAAATGGAATAGAAAAAGATATATATGTTATACCTCATGGTATATCTTCAGAATTTAAAATTCTTGAAAGAGAACTTACTGGAAGATTTAATTTCCTACACATTGGTGGAGATGCTAAAAGAAAGAACGCACAACTTGTTGTTGATGCTTTTCTAGAACTTTATGATGGTAATGACGATTTTAGATTAATACTTAAATACAATAAATTCTGTTTTGCAGAAGCGTATGTTGACGGTAAACTTGTACAAGCAGATCAACACCCTCAAATTATTGGTATTCCAGATATATTCTCTAACGATGAGATTATTTCTCTTTATCAGAAATGTCATTGCATGGTATACCCAACAAGCGGTGAGGGTTTTGGAATGATTCCTTTTGAAGCAATGGCTACTGGAATGCCTACGATTGTCACAAACCTAACTGGCTGTGCAGACTTTGCGCATTACGGAATCCCCCTTAGCGCAGAGTATGGTGAAGCAACCTTCAATAGCCACTCCTACGCCACTGACACTGGGGATTGGGCTATTCCGGATTTTGAGGAATTATTGCTTCATATGACAAATGTTGTTAATGAATATGATCTCTTCAAAATGCTTGCACTGAATTCCGCAAAAATTATTCACCATAGCCATTCATGGGCTGCTGTAGCTGATATGATGCTAAACAGATTCGAACAATTCGAAAAAAACATTACACCTAGGTAATAAGTCTTGCACTTAGTGCCCAGTTTGGTAAAATTGTTATCTGCACTATTAAGGAGTTTTATGGTTCCCCCTATCCCCGTTGAAGGAATTTTTTCTTTCAAACTAAGCGATGATTTCGTATCATCTTACAAAAACAAACAAGCCCCATTCGGCAATAGAGATGCCGCTGGCAACTCCGTTGGAGAAATTACTTTCCTAAGAACCTATTCTAGAAAAAAACAAGATGGTACTAAGGAAACTTGGGCGGATGTTTGTGAGCGTGTCATTAATGGCATGTACTCTCTTCAAAAAGATCATTGTCGCAAAAACCGACTTCCATGGAGCGGCGTAAGAGGGCAAGCAAGTGCTAAAGAAGCCTTTGATCGTTTATTCAATTTGAAATGGACACCGCCAGGTCGTGGACTTTGGATTATGGGAACACCCCTTGTCAATCAGCACAAGAACTCGGCCGCTTTGCAAAATTGCGCTTTTGTATCAACATCTGAAATGACAAGAGACAACCCATCTGAGCCTTTCGCTTTCCTTATGGAAGCCTCAATGCTTGGAATCGGTGTTGGCTTTGACGACAAAGGTGCTGATAAAGATTTTACAATTTATGAACCCAATAAAGGGACAATCACTCATGTAATAACAGATGACCGTGAAGGATGGGCAATAGCAACATCAGAACTTATTAATTCATATTTGAAACCAGATCAAAACTATATTGAGTTTGATTACTCACTTGTTAGACCTTACGGTTCGGTTATTGCAACATTTGGTGGAACAGCATCTGGCCCTGAACCCCTTGAAAAACTTCATAAAGCCATTAAGAAAAAATTTACAGGTCGTGCAGGTCAGAAATTGACATCCGTTGATATTGCAGATATTGGCAATCTAATTGGTGTATGCGTTGTATCGGGTAATGTGCGTAGATCAGCGGAATTGTTTATTGGTAAGAATACTGAAGAGTTTTTGAACCTTAAGAATTCGGAAACTTTTCCTGAAAGAAACTCTTATGATCCTGAAAATCCCGGCTGGGGCTGGATGAGTAATAACTCTATTGAAACCACAGTTGGCGCAGATATCTCAAACATTGTTGATGGCATTGCTCTCAATGGCGAGCCTGGGGTTATCTGGATGGACATGTCTAGAAAGTATGGTCGCTTAATTGATCCACCAAACAATAAAGACTGGCGTGTATCAGGATACAACCCCTGTGCAGAGCAGTCACTTGAATCCTATGAGTGCTGTACGCTCGTTGAGACTTATTTAAATCGCCATGAGTCACTTGAGGACTATAAGCGTACTTTAAAGTTTGCATACCTCTACGCAAAGACTGTAACTCTTCTTCCGACCCATTGGGAAAAGACAAATGCAATCATGCAGAGAAATCGCCGTATTGGAGCATCCATGTCTGGCATTGCCAATTTTGCTGACAATCATGGAATCCCCAAACTTCGTGAATGGATGGATGAGGGATATGAAGTTATTAAGAGATATGACAATATTTACTCTGAATGGTTTGGTATTCGTGAATCAATCAAGATGACAACAGTTAAGCCTTCCGGCACTGTTTCTATTCTTGCTGGAGAATCACCCGGAGTTCACTGGACACCGGGAGGTAAGTATTTCAACAGAGCTATTCGCTTTGCCAATGACGATCCGATGCTCCCTCTCTTTAGAATGGCCAATTACAGGGTTGAACCCGCTTCTGAGTCTCCAGACACCACATCTGTTGTCTTTTTCCCAATCAAGTCTGATGCGAAGAGGGCTGAGAGGGATGTAACTATTTTTGAAAAAATGGCTCTTGCTTCTGTTGCTCAAAGGTACTGGTCAGATAACTCAGTATCTGTAACAATCTCTTTTGACTCAGAAACTGAGCAGAAGTATGTCGGAACAGTTCTCCACATGTATGACGGTCAGTTGAAAACTGTTTCATTCTTGCCATCAGGAAACTTTACATATCCACAAATGCCTTACACCCAAATTACCGAAGAGGAGTACCGAGAGGATGGGGAGAACAAATTGTTCCCGATTGACTTCTCTGGTGTTTATGCAGGAATGGCAGCAGATGCTATCGGCGAAAACTACTGCAGTACAGATTCTTGCGAAATCAAACTTATTAAAGACAACATTTCTAAATAATCGTACAAACTTGTACCGTTAATGTGGATAAATTAAAGAAAGTAGTGTAGAATTGTCTCAAATGTCTTCAGATATGATTAAAAGTAAAAACATCTGGGTTCCAGAGAGAGCATATGGCATTTGTCTTTGGATTATGCCAGATGGCTTCCCCTTATCTGATGGAGAAAATGTTCTTTGTGCAGAAGGTCTTGTTGGCGATGAAGCCCTTGAACTTCGTGTTGCTGAGGCTGCTAAATATTGGACAGGTTCTGAAGATGGAGTAATCCGTTGGGTTCCTGGTGCAAGAAAAGTTTCTTCTGATGAGAGAGATGACCAAGCAGAAAGGCTCGCTGACGGTCTAGTTGCTGATCCATTTGAAGATATGTATGACCAACACTTTGGGAGAAAATAATGGATAACAGAATGGTATTAGCCGATACAGAGATTGATGATGAAATTGATGATATTTCATATACTGGATTTTCAGCAACAGAAGAGCCAGTAGATCCTTTTTCTATTGTGAAAGTAAGTTCTCTTTCTCCAAAGATGAAAAGAAAAGCTTATAAACTGCAGAAAAGGCAAGAGGGCGAGGATGGAACTAAGTCTAAGTATCTAGATCCAGAAGTCATTAATGGCTACTCCCTTTGGGATATCGTAAACCCTCCATACGATCTTGATGGTCTTGCAAAACTTTATGACCAAAGTGCAATTCATTGCGCTGCAATTAATGCAAGAGTTATGAACACAGTCGGTCTTGGCTTTGAGTTTTCAGAAACATTGAAGTCAAGAAGAAGAATTGAGAAAGCTCAAGAAGATCCAGCAAAGCTGGAGAGGACTCGTAAAAACCTCCAAGACCTGAGAGAAGAACTTGAAGTCATGTTTGAAGATTTAAATGCTGAAGAGACACTGATTGAGACTTTGGTTCGTGTTTGGCAAGATTGCTTGACTGTTGGTAACGGTTACTTGGAAATTGGTCGCAATAATGCTGGAAAAGTTGGATATATCGGACACATCCCTGCAACGATGGTTCGTGTAAGAAGACACCGTGATGGTTTTGTTCAACTTTCAAGGGCAAATAAAATTCAAGCCGTGTTCTTTAGAAATTTTCAAGACCTAGAGATGGCAGATCCAATTAACGCTGATCCAAGTCCAAATGAGATTATCCATTTCAAAATGTATTCACCAAACAATACTTACTACGGTATCCCCGCAGCCGTTTCTGCTGCTGCAGCTATTGTTGGAGATAAGTTTGCAAAAGAATATAACATAGATTATTTTGAAAACAAAGCAATACCTCGTTATGCAATTATTCTTAAAGGTGCAAAGCTTAGCAATCGTTCTAAAATGGAACTGGTCAACTACTTTAGAACCGAAGTTAAAGGTCGCAACCACGGAACCCTTATTGTCCCTTTACCTGCTGGAATTGGTGGAGATGCTGACATTAAGTTTGAAAAACTAGAAGCCGGAATTCAAGATGCTTCTTTTGATAAATATCGCAAATCCAATCGTGATGAAATTCTTATTGCAAACAGAGTTCCTGCCCCAAAGGTTGGTGTTTATGATAACGCAAACCTTGCTGTATCAAGAGATGCTGATAAGACTTTCAAGATTCAAGTAATTGGACCGGATCAGGCAATTATTGAAAAGAAAATCAATCGTCTTCTTGCAGAGTTCACAGACCTTCTTCAGTTCAAGTTGAAGAAGATAGACC